ATCTGGTTTGTTGGTACTACTATGCTTCCGATATCTACATTTACACCATTTTCAAGATAATTACTTATTGCATCTACTAGCTCATCAAAGTTTATGACGTATGAGGCTATGCTGGATTCTTGTTTCTCCATAAAATTTTCACTTCCCTTTTATAGCTTATCTATTTCATAAACTTTAGGATTTCTATACAATTGAATGGTATTTGTGGAACTATCAGGATAAGTGATCAATATTTGATATACTTTTCCTGTACTGTCCCTAATAAATTCCTCTGTCCATTGTTGTCCTGCTGTACCATGAACACATTTAACTACTTTTTTACCTTCTGAATCCCTTATTAGCTGCATTGGATACATTGGCAAGCTAGAAGATTCTGTTCCAGTACCACTTATTTTAACTTTATTTTTTAAATCCCTTTTCCTAAGTTCCTGTTCCAATATATAAACAACAGGTTTTCTAAAATCCTGAAATTGACTGGCCAATTAAATCACCTCTTTTAAGAATATGTTGCCACATCTGCATCCTCGTCCAGCATAACCCAATCAATACTACATATTATAGTGGCCCCTACTACTTCAGTAGGTACGCCTACTCCTCTAATAAGCCAGGTTCCCTTAATGGGTTTGAATATAGTAACGCTCTGTGTAAGTCCTGGATAAGTACTAAATACCATAGAACTACATGTAGTAAGTCCAGTTACGGTAGTAGTTCCATGAGCCTTTGTCAAAGATGAACCATTTGTATTTGGGTTTCCCTCAAGCCCCATAATTACTCCTGATGGATCTAAAATACTCAAACCGGCATTTGAATTATCAAAAGTAACTGATATAGTTATACTTGATTCAGTACCCAGTGCATTAAATTTACCCATCTTGTTAGACTTATCTCTGCTGATTCTTATTCCTTTCCCCTCTGTATTTGCTTTCACAATAGAATCACGTTCAGTTACATCTGAATCTGCATCATCATCATAATTACCAGTTCCAAATACAGCATATGCAAAGTCAGTAGGCAGCAATCCTTCGATATCTATGGTGTCAAAATATCCTTCTGCTGAATACGCTGTAGAAATACCTGTCACCATATAGTGACCAACTCTATTATTTAAATTTATTCTTAAGGCATGACCCAAATCCAAATCAGGATTACCCTTTACAGCATCTGTGGTAAGAGTAGTCATATCTCTGGTATCATTTCTGAAAGTTCTATTGGCCATCCTATATCTTTTTTCCTGGGTATCGCCTAGAGCTGTCTCCACTTCTTTAAATCTATTTTCAGCACACATGTAATTAAATAATACAGGGGCATCATATACGTTATAATTCTTTCCATCAAACCTTACAAGGAGCCTGTTATAAAGCATATCTGCCCCCCTTCTGGCATCAGAAGAATTAATCTTTTTTACATAACTATAATCCCATTCATAATTTATGTTATTTGGAACATCACTTACCTCGTAAGTATGGTACATATCTTCAATAGCCAAATCCCCATTTTTCAAGCATCTTATTCTTGTATTTGATGTAGCTGTGGCATCTGAAAGCACATCAGACACCTGGGTATCATATTTAATTTTCAAATCCGATACCACATAATTCTCTCCTCTTTCACAAAGAGTTTGTATCGTAGTCATACCTGCTTTGGTTGCTAAATCCTTTATCATATCAAATACATATATATCCTTGTATTCTAGATAAGGCATTCTGCAATCCATTAATCTATTTAAATGATAAAACATATCCTGACAGGTTACATGAACCACAGCATTTTCATCATCTATGGAGTAATTATATATCACCCCATAAAACTGTATTTTCCCATCAATATATATTTTCACCCTGTTAAAATTATCTATTATAGGTATATCATCACCCCAGCCACCATATTGGTACAATATAAGTTCTGGATTGAATCCAGCATAGAAAATATCAATATTGGCTGTAGCTACATTTGAAGAAAGTCTTCTATCTATTCTCACAGATTGAACCAATCTATGAAGTACATAAGGCGTAGTTTCATAGGCAGTAAATATACTATTTATACATATCTTTTTATAAATTTCAATTCTACAAGGAACTATCATCACTGGTCCACCCACTTACATCATGATTACATAGAAGAGATATGGATATATAATAAATATCTCCTTCAACAGGAGTATCTATATCAAATTTATCCTGAATATAACCTTTAAATACTGTCCCAAATTCGTCTATAAATCTAAATCTCTGTGAATAGTTCTTTCTAAATTTCAGAAATTTATCTATGTTCTCCTCTGTCTGGGCATCATAATCCCCTTTTGTAGGGAATACAGCTGTAAATTCAATGATACAATCTGAACATATTTCGTCTTGAAATTGAGTATATCCACCTATTGTTCTAGTTCCTTTTCTAAAATAGGAAGGTCTTGGAGGTTTGTAATTGGTAATGGAAGCTCCAGTATCAGAACCATCATTGTCATATAACAGTGATTGTTTAAATTCCTCTAAATTTTTAACCTGCTCAAGAGTACTCACTCAAACACCTCCCTAATTTCTAACAGCATCATCTGTAAACATGTCGATCAAACCATTTTTTAATGATTTTCTAGCCATGGTATCAATTTCTTTTGTAAGTTTTGCTATTCCTTTTTCTCCTGTATCTGCTACTGTCACATATATGGTTATTTTAGGATTAAAATTCAACATGGAATTCCTAAGTTTTTCTATAGCTCCAGTTCTTAATTTGCTATTTCCTATAGCCAGAATACTAGGATTTTTAGTACCAACTAAAGATTTCATTTTTGAAGTAACTAGCTGTCCATAATTTCCTATCTGTTTAACTATTGGGTTTTCCATTAACTTTAATCCACCCAGATATCCCTCGCCTGTGTTAATACCGAATCTCTCAAAAACTTTTGAAGGTGAATGTATTTCTAAATCATCCTTAAATATATTCTTTATACCCTGTGCAAGGGTTTTTACCACTTTAGTAACATTAGGAAAAGCATTTTCAAATCCTTTTACCAAACCATCTACAATAGATTTTCCAATATCAGCAAAAGATATATTGGAAAATACGTTTTTTATGCCTTCCCAAATTCCTTTTATTTTTTTCCTAAATCCTTCCCAATGTTTCATTACTTCATATACAATTAAACCTAACCCTGCTATTACTCCCACTGCAATTAGCACAGGTGGGTTTATAATTCCAGGAAGCACAGTAAATACAACACCTGCAATTGTTTTTATTGCATTAAACGCTTTTCCTACTTTACCTGCCCCTCCTGCCAATTTAGTAAAAGAACTTAATATAGAAGTTTTAGACAAAGCCGATGCAACCTTGGAAAATGCTCCCGGCAACTTCCCTAACGCTGTACCTACCCTAGAAAATACATTAGGCAACTTCCCACCTGTAGACCCTATTCGAGTAAATACATTTGGTATTTTGCTCCCTAAAGACCTAATTTTAGAAAATGCCCCAGCTGTTTTCCCTGTTTCTTTGTTAACCTTAGAAAAATTATTTCCTAATTTTGATGCCGAAGAACCCGTTTTAGAAAATAAAGAAGGAACATTTTTTATCGACTGTCCTAATTTCGAAAATGCTCCCTTTATTCCACCTGCACTTTTCCCTGTTTTTGAAATACCTTTTGCTGCATTATTCCCCTCTTTATTTACTCTATTTAATTCCCATGCAGCATCTCTTGCCGCCATATTTGTTAAAGCCAAAGATTTTGCTGCTGCACTTGCTTCCTTGTCAATCCTAGAAAGAGTTTTTGCTGCCTTTGAACCTGATGAATTAAGTTTAGCTAGAGCTTTTGATGCACTACTCCCTTCTTTGCTAAGCTTAGATAATGCTTTTGTTGTATTGCCAGACGAAGAATTTATCTCACGAATACCCTTTGTTGAATTTTTTGCTGCCTTTCCTAACTCTAAAATAGGCGTTACAGCCTTACTTGATGCTTTTTCCATTTTCTTTAAAGAGCCAGAAGCTTTATTCACAGCATCATCAATATTTAAAGATTTATTTGCATTCTTAATCGCTGAACCAGGCTTGCTTATCTCAGGACCAATTTTTTTAAAAGCTCCAGTAACTTTTGATATCCCTTTAGGTATTTTACTTAATAATGTAAAAAACGATCCCCATGAACTAATTATTTTACCGATTATATTTATCATAGGTCCACCTGCAGCTACTAAAGCTAATGAATACCCTGTAATAGCCTGTACAGATTTAGGTAATTTATCAAAAGCCTGGGCTAAAGAAGCTACTCCTTCTGCTATTCTGGATACAAAAGGCAAAAATATTGAACCTATATCTATTGCAGCAACCTTCAATGATGCGATAGCTTTTTTCATCTTATATTCTGGAGTATCCATCATTATGTCATAAGCTTGAGTTAAATAATCAGTACCACTTGCCATTTGCTCCATAGATTCTTTATATAATTTTGTTCCATTGTTGGAAGTAAGAGCCAAAACACTATTCAAGCCTTCTATACTACTAAACATAGTAGCAAACCCAGAAAGTTTATCACCAGAGGTTTTTTCCAAAGTTTCCTGTTGCTTTTTAGCCTCCTTTAATTCCTGTTTCCACTGTTGTATTTGTTCGGGAGAATAACTTTCTTTCGCTTGTTCAGCTTCCTTTTTTAAAGTTTTTATTTTTTCCTTATGAACTTCTATCTCAGCCTCTATTTGTTTCTTTTCCACAGAGTTAGCAGCCTTATCTTTTTGTTTTTCTAATTCATCTATAGCATCATTTTCAGCTTGTATTTCAGCCTTGTATTGTTCTGCTGTTTCTTTTTTGCCCTCCTGTGCAGCCTTTATTTTTGCTTCTAACTCATTTACTTTATCAGTGGCAGCTGCATACGCAGGTGCAGAAGATTCTAGTTTATCTCTTACCTCTTGTAAAAAACCCATCCATCCTTTAGATTTTATCTCTGCTGCATTGAAATTAAGTCCAAGAGCAGCCGCAGCCTCATTAGCTTTATCTAATGGTGTTATAACATTAGATAAAGCAGCCTTTATCCCAGTAATAGATTCAGATGTTTGTATACCATTTGCAGTTAGAACGGCTAAACTAGAAAACAACTCATTTGTTTTCATCCCTGCAGCCGAGGCAGAAGCAGCTACATTACCAATAGAGCTAGACATTTCACCGAAAGTGGTTTTCCCTAAATTTTGTGCAACCATCATTTGGTTTGCTATACTATTAGCCTTATCAGCAGTTTGCCCAAAGGAATTCATAGTTGTGGTTAATCCATCCACCGCAGTTTGAGTATCAGTAAATCCACCAATAGCAGCTTTAGAAGCTACCATCGTAAAATCTGAAACTTTATCAGTTGAAACTCCAGAAGATAAAGCTTCATATACAGCATTTTGAACATCTCCTATTTCTTGCCCAGTTTCTGAACTTATTTTTTTAATATCATTAGCTAATTTACTTAGCGGTACCTGAGAAGTGTCAGCTATAGTCTTAATTTTAGCCATACCTGTTTCAAAATCCATAGCCATTTTGATTGCTGCACCACCTGCCACAGCCAAAGGTTTAGAAACATTGGTAGTTATAGATTGTCCTACAGAACTAACACTACTACCCAAATTTTTAAATCCAGACCCTATGTTACTTAATCTGCTCGAAATAGAAGCTGAACTTGCAGTATCAAAAGCTTTACTAAAATCACGCCCTGCCTCTTTTAGTTGATTTCTAGCAATATCTAATCCTCTTCCAAACTTAGAAGTATTTAGTTCCAAAAATGCTGTTACTGTTCCTGCATTTATTGCCAAACCCTCACCCCCTTACATTATTTGTTAAAGGTTTTGGTATTATTTTGTAGAATTATCACTCACAAGGAGGTGATAATTTGTGAATAGTTTTAAAAGTAATGATTTCGAACGTATAGTCAAAACTGCTATAGAAAAACACGCTAGTAATGGTTATGATAATATGACCGAAGAAGAATTTATAAAGGTGTTAGCATATTCTATAGACGAATGTATTAGCAAATACGCTAATAAAATATACAATGACATGTTCCGTTAATACTAGTTACGACTTGTAGCCCTTTTAAACGCACCACCTACAACATCTTTAATAATTTGTGTTACTCTTTGTTCAAAATCTTCATCAATAATGTATGCTACTTTCTTTTTACCTGGCTGCACTTGAACTCGCCCTTCAAGTGCAGCCACCCTTTTTTCTAATTCCTCATACTTTTGTTCTAATGTTTTATCCACTATTTTCGCCTCCTTCCACCCATAACAAAAGCACCTGCCATTGCAGCAAGTGCTTATTTATGTTCTATTTATTTAGTTGCCTTTAAGTATGCTACATCATACGTGTTTTGAATAGTGACTTTCTTAACCTTATCAAATTTATCTTTTAATTCTTTAACATCTTTTTTCTAATCGCATCAATTATAAATACGATTAAAGACACCACAGCCCCTAAAACTGCAAACGAAAATAAATCAAAGGCAAAGCTATCCATATTATCATATTATTTTTCTATAATTGTTTGCCTAAAATGCACTGTCTACTTATTTGACTGTGGAGCTGTATATCCATCTGTTACAGCCCGAGTACTTACCAACGTTGATGCGAGATTATTACATTTAACGGCTTCTTCTAAATCACCCTTAGCTTTAGACAAATTACTTACTTTGTAATCATCTAAATATTTTTTTGACTTACTCAATGAACTATTCAAATATGTTACTCCTGTAACTAATGCATCTTTACCTTTTTCGTATTGATCGGCAACTTTTAACGCATTTGCATCTTTAAATAATTCCATAGATTGTTGTTCCAATCTATCTAAATCTGAATATGCCGTTGTAGTATCAATACTTCTATTGGCAATACCCTCACATTCTTCTTGATATGATTTTAAAATTTCACTAAAAGATCCTTGAATTTCGGTAAACTTAATCACAGCCTCCTGTGCTTGTTGTTTTTTACTTTCAGATGAATTGTCGTATTTCAGACTGTTATAAACATACACTCCAAAAGCAACCAATATAACTATTACTATAAAAGTAAGACATCCCAATGCCATATCTTTAGCATTGTTTTCTTTATTATTTTTCATCAATACCCCCCTTAAAATACTCCTTTGCTACCTCTTAGATGCCCTATATCCTACTGCTTCTGCCTCTGCTGTTGTTTTAAAATACACATTATTACTTGTCTTCTGCATTTCCCTTTCATAATATGCACCTCCTGGAAGATGATATATTTTGCTGTCAGTGTCCCCTATAATAGTTCCATTTCCATTTGCATCTACATATTGCGTATTGCCTCCATTATTTGTACTGGTTACAGTCGTAGCTGTAGTTGTATTGGTATTCCCTGCTAAAGCATCGTTATTAATCGCAGTTGCCGTAGCTGTAGTTTCTGTTGATGTAGATGTAAACTCAGCATTAACTGTAGCTTCTTGAATCGGTATCTTTTCTACTTCCTTGATGGGAATTTCCTGAAATACAGGTTTAGTAACACTCTTTGGCTCAACTGCTATAACCGGTCCTTGTACAGATACTTGAGATACCTTATTGCTACTGCTAGTCTTAGTAGTTTGTACAATATCGTACTCTGAAAAGAACATCAGAAAGAACAACAACAAATATAATGCCGAAGGTAGCCCATATCCTACGCCACCCTGCCATTTTTCTCTGAAAACTATTGGTTTAGCTAAAACAGATATTAGAGCCATATTCAAAAATATAATTCCCGTACAATAAAATATCCACTTAATTATAGCAATCCCTCCCGAAAGCTAATTCCATCCTATCTTGTCACATTTTACTATATTGTAACAAATTATTCACTGTTTGTCCATAATTAGCTAATGCTAGAGAGGTTTATTGTGAGCCATTACCCAATCCAAAGTTTTTTGATTATCCTTAACTACTACCTTCTTTTTCTTTTTATCAAAATTCCAATTAGGTTTCTTGCCATCCTCTACCTCCTGCTGGATAAATTCACAGGCTTCATCGAAACAAAATGCATCATAACTATTCTTTATCTCCAGTATCTGACTCGGTCTCACCCTGTACCTGTTCGCTAGGTTTATCACTGTCACTATTTGCGATGACGTCACGAAATTTTTCTAGGCCTTCAACACCTCTCTGACTGTAAATATACAACTCCCATTTTTGCTCATCTGTTAGAGGAGCTAGTTCTTCAAAATCTTCAAAAGTAGGTTCAATCAATACTTCTTTAGCTATAATATCTAATAGTTCTCCTTGTTCATTAAGTTCTATAGCCCCAGTGTCTTTGCTATCAAATAATTTTTTAGCTGCACCGATGAGCTGATTAGGTATTTTGCCATGACTACATAAACCTAAAATAGATAACCTTCTTACTCTTACCCCTATCTTATTTATTCCTGTACTAGGAGATAATCCTATAATCTCACTTCCTTGATTTTTTAACTCCGCCAAGCTAATAACTTTAAATTCATCCATTTTAAATAATCCTCCCATTTCTACATAAAGTATTTTATCCATAATTAAATCGTACTAAATTCAACTGTTACCGCAGTAGTGTCCCCACTGCCATCTGCTTTTCTGATAGATGCTGCAGTTGCTTCATAAGTTACTCCTGCTGCTATACTCAGGGGCACAAAAGTAATAACTTTCTTGGCTGTATCCATAGTCACATTACCAGATACAGCTGTTCCATCAGATTTTCTGGTTACTTTAAAGTTAGTTGTCGTAACATCTGCGTCATTAACAGCTTCTGGGAAAGTCCATGTTACTCTGCAGTCAGAGCTTACTGTTACTCCTGGAGTATCTGTGCTTGAATCCGGTGTTGTAGGTGTTGGTGGACTAGGTACCGTTGCTCCAGAGCCTCCATCACTCGTTTCACCATTAGGCAGGGTATTTGTATAAGTTATATAAATAGGCCTTTCATTCTTTTTAGGCCTGCTGTGACTTTCAAATTCAGGTACTACAAATTTTCCATCCTCTGCTTTATAAGTTACCGGTTTACCTTTACAATGCCTAAACTCAAAAACTACATATTTAACTGTAGAAGAGTCATAGTCTTTTTGTTCAGTATATAATTTTAATGTATATGGATGTCTATTAACTACAACTCCTACCGGAGGCCCTTGATATCCAGTTTCATCATAGGTACCGCCATCAATTATAGCTAATAATTCAGGAGTAAGTGTATTGTTCTTTAATTTAATATCATAACCAATGCAAATATCTTCAGTTCGGTTCATTGCGATTATTCTATTTTTGACCCTTAAGATATCTTCTTTTCCTTGGGATAAATCTGGAGTTAAATCTCCACTTTCAGCAGTATCAAAGATATAACTTTTCATAGTTACTTCATCTGTTATTTCAGCAAGTGCAATATTTGCAACAGCCATGTCTTCCAATTGTGTGGATGTGCTCATCTATTCTACCTCCTCAATCTTTGAAATGTTTGATATTCTATGGACTGTGTATATCCTTCCACAGAACTATCTAATATTACAGGTGTGATTGTACCTGTAGGCCTTATATATTGTTTTAACTCTCTTAAAAAATCCTGTATCTGATTTGTAAAAGTTTCTGTTCCAGAATAATTCGTTGATGGATAATATATAATAACATCTATAGCCTGTGAGCCTATCTGATTGCTACCTTCAAAGCCTAAAGTACCAGTATTTTTTATTACAACATAAGGAGATGTACATTTCCCTTGATGTTGTCCTGGAGAATATACATCTACACCTTTACTTTTTAACAATAAAAAAACACGTTCCCATACGGTACGCGGCTTGTATGTTCCGTTTATATAATTTTGAAGTACATCTCCTGTAATTGCATATTTAAAATTAACTTCCGTCATATCATCACCTATTTCAAAAGGTTATTTGTACCTCTTATAAAATCTGGTTCTAAAGCTTTTACTGCAGGGTACAAAACTGCAAATTCTTTTTCAAAAGCAAGTTCAAGATATACAAAGTTATCTGAATCTCCGGAAACATAAGCAGTGCATTTATCTCCACTCCATTTAAATCCTCCACTTATAGAAGGTCTTGCCTCCGGTCTGCCATCTACCCATTTATAATGTTTATCTGCCATGGTATTTGGAGTTCTGTCAATTTTATTTTCTTTTCTCTTAAGCTTACCTTTCTTTGCTAAAACCTTCATAAGTATCAATTCTTCATCAGTTAATTTCCTTGTCCCTTTTTCCTTATATGGTGGTTCTTTAGCCCAACGTTCTAATTTTTTCCCAAATGCGTCACAGTATGCCCCGACAATAGCCCTCATTTTTCTATCTACGAACCCACCTAAAGATAGATTTTTTAGCAGTTCTTCACCGTCTATATTAAAATTAAACTCGGACATGTATTTCACTCCTTCCTTTTTAAATAAGTATCCCAGACGATATCTTCAATATTACCCTTATCAACTATTTCATACATAACATCATCCAACTTAAAATAGTCATGCTCTTTTATCTTTTTGATTTCATCATCTACTATCAGTAAAAGTCTATCCTGATAATTTCTATTCAGATTCGCAGCTTCTGTACTATTATTAACTATATTAGTAGAAGTACTTCCCGTATGGTAATATCCTTTTATTTTACACACATATTGGTCTTCCTCATATTCTCCAAATATATTTTTTCCTTCCCTGAGAATTGTTACTTCTTTCATGAAAGGGGTTATTTTTTTCACTAGCTGGTTTCTTATTTTCTGCTTTCTTGTTTCATTCCATTTCACATTTCATCAACCCTTCTCATACAAGTTTTGTACCCACTGCTTTTTGTTGCGACTTTAAAAGTCTCCGCCAAAGTAAGCCAATACTCTCTATTAGAACTTAATTTTATGCCGGATATTTCTAACTTATCATCCGCAGCAGCTTTTTTCAGGCAGCCTTCATAACTTGCAGCCTGTATATTACCATCATTTTTATCCAATAAGAGCTGCAAGTCATCATCATCAAAGTATGGATACTCTTTTTCTTGAAGATTGAATTTCAATATCTCCAAAGGTGTAAAAGCCATAATTATGCACCTGCCCCTTCTCCTTCTTTGCCTGGCGGGTTAGCTGGAGGATTTTCGGCTTCTTTTGGAATTTCTATTTCAGCGTACTTACTTAACTCCTCTACATCTGATTCCTTTACTTCAAATTCTTCTCCTTCCTTCAAATGTTCCCCACCATATTTTATGAACTGCATTGTCTTTGCCTTAAATGTTCTTTCTGTTGTATTTGTATCTTTCTTAGCCATTTTTAAGCCATCCTTTCTTAATAAAAATTAAAGAGCAGTCCTATTTGAACTACTCCAATTAATATACTGTTGCAAAAAATACTTCATCTGCCCTATCAAATGAAACGATAGGCATTACAGATACCTTGGTATCTACTGTTACCGGGTCTTCTTTAACCATTGTAGTAACTGCGATTCCTGTACCAACCATATAAGTATCAAGTTTACTTGAACCACTTTGCTTGTCAAATTCCTCTGGTGTTGTACCGTAGACAGTATTTCCAAGAGTTGTACCACTCATGAGAGTAATTTTACCATCTGTATAGTATGGAATTGCCTCTGCCCCTTCTTCTGGATTATAAGTAGCGTCTTCCAAAAAAATGACCGTTAGTCCTAATACTTCTTTAGCAAACTGTATATAATTTGCTTGAGATAAAATTAAAGAAGTATTTAGGTTACTATTTTTAA